CCTGCGGGTAAATTTGATAAAGTCCCTGAGTCTAATAATTGACGGAGAGCAGAAGTTGCAGTTCTGCTCAATCCGCCAATCATGTGAATGAGTCCAAATCCATAAAATCCTAGTCCTGGCAGAAATTTGAAGTGGACAAAATATTGGACTTTATTTCTTAATGGATCATTGGGCGCATAGTTCCTTCTAATTGAAAGAACCTTTTGACTACCTTCTTCGATTGTAACGACGTAAGGTAATTTTATTCCAGTTGGCTCACCATCTTGGCCAACATCTTCGAAACCTTCTAAATCTAAATTAATATGACACTCTAACAGAGTATACATACTTTCAACTCTAGTTGTTTTAGAAGTTCCTTCTAATTCTCTTTTCTTATCCTCTACTTTATCTGCATTCACACCTGACATTGGTTTTGTTAATTCAATGTCAGTGTAAAAGCCATTGACCTGCTGTTTACGTAAATCATTTTCTGAAATTTTTACAACGTGAATAACTGCTTCCGCATCATCTAATGAGGTAGCTGTATACGGAACGACTAAGTCATCTGCAGGTATGAATTTTGATACGGCTCTACCTAAAAGTTCGTCATAATAAACTTTCTTAAAAGTTGAGCCTGATAGAGGTAGATGAAATAACATTTGATCAAACTCTGGTTCATATTCTTTCATTTGATCCATAAGTTGATAATTCATAAAATCTTTTACTCTTTGTGCTTGAGCTTCTTTAGCAGGGTTAGATACTCCTAAAATTTGAGTTCTAACGGGTCCATCTGCTGGAAGTAATTCTTTATAAGCTAATGCTTGAAACTGTGTTACTGCTTCAGCTAAAACTGGGTGAGTTGCACCTGAAGCACCTTGGAAAGGTTCATTTCTATTATCATATTTAAATCCTAAAAGATCTAATCCTTTAATATAAGATTCTTCCCAATCTTTTCTAGACATTTTATAATCTGTATAATTTTGTCTAAGTTGAAGTCCAATTGGATCTAAAACTTCTTCTGGTAAAATATCTGCTAGGTTATCAAAGTGCGTGTTTGACTGTGCTTGGTTCACGGCACTTGGATCAAAATTAATTGTAGCACCACCTTCTTCATCAGGTGTTACTTCTACTGGTTGTCTTTGTTGTTGCTCCGTA